GAGCAGATAGACGCAGTTGTTGCACAACAGGAAGCGCAAATGGCGATGAGTGAACTTGAGCGAGGGCTGATTGATACCGAAACGTATTACAAGATACGAAGGTACGAAGATCCTACTACGATTCGTAAGGGTGTTTTAAGAGATATGATTTACAAGGATCCTGCTGTTATTGAGCAGGGCGTAATTAACGCTCTGCGAGAAGAAGGGTTTAATGAAATGGCAGATCAGAGGCAAATGGCTCTGGATCAGCAGAATCTTGACAGAACAATGGGTATGGCGGGAGCAGAAGCGAGTCCACAGGACATGTCTATGAGTCCGTCAGGCGCACCTGGTCAACCTTTCGTGGATAGTCCCGATGCAATTGTAAGACAAAGAGGGCCTAACCCAGAAGCACCTATGCCTAATACAGCTTTCGGAGGATAAAGATGGCAGATACAGGGAATATATTGTTTGATGTTTCCACGAAAGTGGGTACTGAGATATTTAAAGCGAAGAAACAGGCACTGAAAGCTACGCCAGTAGAGTTCAGTTACAAGAAAGGTAACATACAGGACTGGCGTAATGCTGTGAAAAACAATGCGGACTTCCGTCAGCAACAGCTAGATAAACTGGGAGTCGATGGATTCCTCGATAAATGGGGAGGTAAGCGCAATGGCATCTAAAGAAGAACAACGCGAACAAGAACAACTCTATGAGAACTACCTGAATGTAATACAACCAGGGACTAAGGTTGTAGGTATAGAGGGTAACATGGTTCTATATCAAGTTCCAGGTATTGACGAAATACGGCAGAACGAGATGGAATCTATACAGAGGCAATATTCTGAGACACCTAAGCCAATTCAAGGAACCGATAGGGTTAGGGTAATATCAAATATAAACACAGGCGAGAATGTCTTTGTGGAAATGTTGCCATCAGGTCGTCACAGACCATTGGCTTTATCCGAAAACCCCAAGATGAAAGCATTAGGCAGGGAATTAGATTCTATGGGATATGGCGCTGCTGATACAACGAGTGCTGAAGCGATCAATAAATATGTTTCTAATTATGCTCAGACTGAAGGGTTTGCTTATGAAGAGCCACAGGGAAGATTCGCGACTGGCGCTGATGTTCCTGGTCTGCCCCCTGGGTTTGCTGATGATATCTTTTACCAGACTCGTAAAGGAGAATGGTCACAGTTTACTCCACAGGAAGAACCCGAAGAGCGTATTTTAACGGTTCCTCAACAAATCGCTAAGGCCATTCAAGATGGTCAATTTGAGAAAGCCAGATCATTAAACGAATTACAGCGCGCTTTTAATGAGAAGCGCATGTCTGAAGAAGAGATTGCGGATCGTGCTTCTAGATTGGCACAAACGCCGCAAGAAATGCAGGCGTGGATGGCAGCTATGACTGGTTCACGTGGCCCGATGGCAAGCACTGATACGTGGCAACAACGTGACGCAAATCGCCGCACTATTGCTGACCAACAAAGAACGTATAACGAAATGGGTTTTGAGGGAGATATCGGAAGCCCACCACCTCCAGAATCATACAGCGAGGCAGAGCTTGCGAAGTTCAGGGCATCTGATCCATTTACTCTAAGCCCTACACAACTACGTGCTGCTGGTATGACCGAGAACGGCATACTGAAGCCTGAGTACCGCACAAAGGCGAACCTAGATCAACTTAGTCCAGAAATGAAAGGTATTATGGAGTGGGTTGACAGCACAGCGCCCGATAGTGAGGGTGCTGCGCCCTCTATAGGCACAACAGGAAAGACAACTCCTGGGTCACAGGTTCCTCTTGTTACAGGCCCAGAGGATCGATCTAGATTAGACCGTACCGTACCGACCCCTGCTCGCGCACAAGTAGAACCTACTATCGAGGAAACTGTTGTTCTCAAGCAAGATGAACCAGGGGTAGATATTCTACGAAGAAGAGAAGAAATTCTTAGTCGCCAAAATGTGTTATATAAGACACCAGGGAAGACGGGTACTGTGAAGTTAAGTCGCTTTCAATCTACCCCTGAAGAAAGGGAGTTTATTGAAAGAACGGGGGGTATTAACCCTGATAATGTGACTGTAAGTTCTCGTAATCGGGTCGAGTATCACGGCTCTGGTGTGGGGGCGTCGCCTCGTCGGGATAGTGAACCAAGGCCAGAATTGTTTTATGGCAGTGAAGAAGAGGAATTACTACAAGAAGAACCCCGTATGTCAGTGATGCCGACTAGAAGTATACGTGATATAGAGCGTAGTATATCTCGGAGTCGAGCTGCTGGGATGCCAGTAACTCCCCTTAGTGAAGAGGAGTTGCAGCTTATGGAGGAAGATCGAGCAGCGTCATTAGGTAGGCAAGATGCTTCTCGAATGTTTGATCCTAGAGACGTTACTTTAGAAGATGCTCAACGTACTGCACAGGCACGTATGCGTATGATGGGGTATGGCCCTACGCCTACGGCTCCAGATAGATCTAGGTTGATGATGGAAGACCCTCGTGATCCTACGGCATATATGTCAGGTGGCGGTGCTACTGAAGCATATAGAGCAAGGCTACGAAGAGAGGCGCAAGACCAAATATCTGGTGATCGTAGTCGCTTTGAGTTACTGCCATCTGAAACAAGTACAGGTATGTTAAATCCAGAAGTGTGGTCACGGGACATGGCACGACGCAAAGCGCAGAAAGATATACCTGGGGAGGTTCTTGCTGAAGATCGCTCTCGCATGGAGCCAAAAGCAATGCGCTCCTCGTTAGGAATGTTAGACCCAGACGTTGCTTCTCTTGAGTATGCTCGTCAATTAGCACAGGCGGGCATTCCTGCGGACGTTATTTCTGAGGACAGATCACGTATGGAACCAACTGCGCTACGTTCTTCGCTGGGTATGATTGACCCAGATGCTGCTTCTGTAGATTATGCTCGTAGATTAGCACAACAAGAGATGGCCGCAGCAGGTTTAAGGTACGATCCAGTCTTAGATGAAGAGCAACAGATGCTGTTGGATGAACCAACTGCACGTGGTCTTAGGGGTATGGGAACTTTCCCGTCATATCAAATGGCTCAACAATATGGGGATATGCGACCCCCTGAGACTGATAGGCCGTTTAGAGGTAGCAGGTCTAGTTTAGGAATGATAGATCCTTCTATTACCCTCGAACAAGCTAGGTTAATGGCGCAACAAGATTTTCCAAGTGACTGGCATACTACTGGTCGACAAGACACCAGGCCGTTTACAGGGGCTGTGTCACCACTAGGTATGTTAGATCCAAGTAAAGTTGGCTTAGAGCCAGCACAAATCATAGCGAGAGAGAGTGCAAGGGCGCAATTTCCTAGCCCTCCTCCTGATACAGCAATGACAGGCACAGTTGCGACTCAGCCTATCCTTGATCCAATAGAAGATATTGGAGCGATGCCACGTAGAGCAGAGGACATACTAGCCGCACCAGGAGCAGCGGAACTGTATGAACGAGGTCTAGGTAGGTTAGCTATTAGCCCACGAGAACTGGAATTTCTGGATGCATCTCTTGTAGACATTGATGAACGAAAAACAAATAAAAAGCCAATAGGATCTTTCCAATATGGTGGCTCGGTTTCAAAAACAGGGCCATATCAATTACACGAAGGTGAATTTGTATTCAATCAAAATCCATATGAGGACTTGGGTACAGATATTTTTGCATCTGATTACGAGAGGCGCAGGAAAAACCGAGAAGGCAGTTGGGGTATTCCAAGTTCAGGATCGGCAATGCCTTCGTCACCAACTGCGTCGATGGTTGGGCCAGATCGTTCACGGTTTAATGTGGATACTACGGTCAACCCTGTATATGGAGACGAGCCAATTCAAGATCAATTTGCGGCAACCCAGGCAGTTATCCAAGCTAATCAGGCACAACGTGACGAGGAACGTGAAGCGCGCCGTGAAGAGAGACGAAAGCGCATGGCAGAAGGTCGGCTGACACAAATGGATAAAGCGGCAAAGGCCCCACGAGGTGTATCAGGCGGGGGAGCTTTCTTCGCAGGGTCGCAAATTATTCCATATGCTTCAACCGCTGACAGGCTGAAGGCGTTACAGAGATCAGGTTTAAGCAGGAGTCAGGCAGCGGGGTTTGACCAGGCAGAGCGTGAAAAGTCAATGGCACGACAGCAGAGATTTGTACGCAGAGGTGGTAAAAGGAGTACTTACGGATGAGCAATGGCGATAATGTAGTTCCATTTGAAACTGACGCGATGAAGAGATTGCGGTCTATGCCGTCGCAATCACAGGGTGGTGGTGGATTTATGCAAACTGTGTTCGCTCCATTTCAATGGTATACGGAGCAAATCCATGAACCTTTGCTTGGAGCTGGCTCATATATATTTTCTGAAAATGTACGCAAGAAATATACGAAGGAGCGCAAGGCAGGCGGCAATATCGTGGAGTCCTTGGGGGAAGGGTGGCGTGAAGGATTAACAGATACTCCATCAATGAAGTTTGATTTGCCAGGTGAAGGTATATCGTTACCGTTCGGTAAGCGCCTTGATGAGTTTCAACTGGGATTAAAAGGAGCGGCTGAGGTTTTTCTAGATCCCCTTGCCGTTGTTCCTGTAGGATGGTTGGCAAAGCCTTTTAAGACTGGAGCTAAAGTAGTTGATGCAGGAAGAAAGATCAAGGCCGTCGATGCAGTAAAGGCTCCGCTAATAAAATTTGCGGAAAAGGCTTCACCTAATAATGCAAAAGAGGCTGCCGAGAGGATTACAAAGGGCGCAACAGATGGTGACGCAAGTTATCAGTATGCTGATGAGGCAACGAAGCAGGCCAAGTCTGCGGCTAATGACGCGAGAGTAGCCGAGGATACCGATCTTATACAGAGAATGACTGACCAGATTAAGACAGCAAAGGTTTCTGCGAAGATGACAGCCGCAGATGTTTCTGCACAACGTGGTGCGCGAGCATCAGAAGCTGAGGATATATTTGCTACTAGATTCGCTGAAGCAACTAGTGCTGGCAAAAAGGGAGTTGGGGCAGAGGATCGTGGCGCTATACGAAGTGCCTTGGCGGGTAAGTATGAGAAACCAACTTTTGAACCACTGGAAATAGCGAAGACAACAGCAGGTAAAGAAATGTTTACTCCTGATGAAGTTAATCGCTTACAGCAAATGATTGATGATCGCTTTCTTAACGAAATCCGACCTGGTACTGACAGGGCAAATGTGTTTGGGTGGGCAACTGCACAGGAGGGATTCACTAAACTGTTTACTTATGGTGAGCTTCCACAGATTAGTGAGCTTAAACAACTAGAGAAAGTTTTTGGGAGAGACTTTATTAGTGCCGTAGTGGGAAGAAAATCGGGAAGAAGGTGGAATAAGTGGTTAGAGATATGGAATATACCAAAAACTATTATGTCGTCTTTTGACTTATCAGCTCCGTTACGACAAGGTGCTTTATTAATGGGTGAAGGTTCATCTTGGATGAGGGCATGGAAGCCTATGATTCAGGCCCTCAAGAACCCAAAGAATGTTGATGCTATGTATCAGGGGATGCGAAGTGATGTTTTAGAGATAGGTGGTAGGCAAATCGATCCTATGGAGTATGCCGAGAGATATGGTCTGGAGATTACCTTCCCTGGTGATGCGGAAAAATATGGCAGCCTTTTACAAAGAGAAGAGGCATTTATGGGTGCAGGCGCTTTAGAGAAGGTTCCTGTGCTTCGCACGATAGTTGGAAGGTCTAATGAGGCTTATGCAGCTTTTCTTAATAAGGCTCGTTGGGACACCTGGAAAGATAATCTAAAGAGGTTAGGGCCTGATGCAACTGAAGATCAGATCAGAGACTTGGCAAATAATATTAATATTTTAAGTGGAAGGGGTGCATCTGTAACTGGCGAGAAGTTAAGTGCTATCTTAAATGGCATGTTTTTCTCCCCTAAGTACGCTATGTCTAGAATACAGGTTCCCGTTCGCTTGATTAAGCAAGCTCTCACTGGTGACGTATTTGATGTAAGCCTGCGAGGTGCTAGGGTTTTAAAAAGAGATGCTGATGGCAAGTTAACTCCTGCTGCACAGTTAAGTCAGATGATAGCACGTGATGTATTGGGTTATACGGCTGGAGTTATGGGTATGCTTAGTTTAGCCAGGGCATCAGGAGTGATTGATGTAGAGTTAGATCCAAGGTCGTCTGACTGGGGTAAAGCTGTTATTGCAGGAACTAATATTCGGGTTGATCCTTGGGCGGGGTTGCAGCAACCGATGCGTACGCTTGCACAGATTAGCATGCAGGGACGTAAACAACTTAATACGGGAGAGATTAAGGATGTGGACATCGCTGATGCTGTAGGAACATTTGTAGAGTCGAAATCTCACCCTAGTTTATCAGCGTTATTAGACCTATACAGTGGTAGAACATTTACGGGTGATGACCCGACAGTGTTAGGAACTTTTGTACAATCTTTTACCCCTATGTTTATTCAAGACATGGTTGAAATAGGTCAAGCAGAAGGATTAAGCCCTAGAATGTTAGGGGTCGCTCCTTTGGGGTTGTTTGGTATGTCTGTCTATAACATACCAAATAAGTACAGTTCTGGTGATGAGTCTGTTGACCTAGAATTACAGAAGAATGGGATGCACATACACTCTGGTGGTAAGACAATTAGAGGCACGGAGTTAACGGATAGGCAACAGAAACAATACGATGCGTTGGCAAGGCAGGAAATAGGGGAGCTATTAGCACGAGTCTTTGCGTCTCCATCATATAAAGCATTGCCCAATATTCCAGTACGTAATGGTCAATCTGCAAAACAATTGGTTATACAGAGAATAATGAACCGAGGTCGTGAGTATGCGCGTAACCAAGTATGGGCAGCGATACAGGAAGGCAGAGATATAGTGGTTGAGGATATTCAGCAGCATACGATGTCTCCAATGGAGCAGCTTAGGTCAATGTCATCAGGGGGGTCAACAGAAACTATTGTTAATCCTGATGATTATATGAGTCCAATGGACAAGCTACGGAGTATGCCTTGACAAATACGATGACTAAATTTATCATCACGCGAGAAGCACAATATGGCTAGGGCAGTTATGACCCTTGGCCCACATGGAGGCACTAATGACTACAGACAATACTGAACAAGGCATTGCAGAAGCCGCAGAGGTAACGACACCGCCAGAGCCTGCCCAAGAGCAGACTCAAGAAGCGGTACAGGAAACCGAGGCCGCTCCTGCCCCAGCCAAGTCAGCACGGGAGGAAGATTTAGAGCGTCAGCTTTCCGATGCAGAACAGCGTTATAAGAGCGCAGAAGGTAGATTGAAGGCACGGGAAACGTCCCCTACCCTTCAGTCAGAGTTAACGGATATCAAGGATGAGATTAAGAGAGATCGTCGAGAGCGAAGAAGGCGTGATGTCGCCGAAGCAGACTTGGAGCCAATGGAACGGCAACAAGCCTTTAGGCAGATAGACGCTGAAGAACGCCAGGACGTAGAGACAAACCGATTGGTGGCATATGCTACCAACTTAGCCAAGCGCATTAATCCCCGTTTGGACAGGGTTGGACTAACGGCAGATCACCCGAAGGTACAAGAGGCTCTAGCTAAATGGAATCAGGCAGAAACATACGAACAGTTTGATGATGTCTTTGATACATTAGATGATCTCATAGAAGATGAACGGTTAACTAAATCAAACGCTGCGGTAGAAAGCGCTCGTAAAGAGGTGGAGGAGACTCGACAACGGTTAAACCAAGAGAATGGTACTCTTGATGTAGGTGCGAACAGTGCAGGCGTTGGGCAATCAGGAAACATGTCCGACCAATCTACGTTTGAAGCCTACGGAAGAGGAGAGATACCTTGGAGCAAACGTGTGGCAGACGCAGGCAAAAACTTAGGGTATCTGCCCTAGCCTGACAACTGCTAGTAACAACTTTGTTTAAAGGAGGCATATAATGCCACAATCAGGAGAAGGTAGAATCAGGATTTTTGATGACTTTATTGGATTTGAAATTCCAGTAGCGAGTACAGCAGCGCCAGCAAGCGCTCCGTACTTTACACCTGGTGGTCTTCGAGTAGTTGGACAGGGTCTAGCTGAGACTGACTCAGGTGTTGTTGGTCTTGACGCTGATGGAGTTAGCGGTGTAGTTCGGTTAACAACTACGGATGAAGCACAGCACTCTGCGGGTTTTACAACAAATGCTTGTTTTGACATGGCACTGAATGGTGGTATCTCAATTGAAGCACGAGTTAGGTTTGATAACCTTGACACCAAAGAAGCGTACTTCGGACTAACAGACGTAGTAACTGACGGTGTTGGTATCCTGGAGGGTGAGCAACTAACAGGAGCAACAGCAACCCTAACATTAACAGCATCAGACTTGTGCGGTTTCTATCTGTCAGCAGAGCTAACAGACGACGAAGACTGGCACGGAGTTTACAATGGTGGAACCACCACAGGTGAAACCACCTCAACCAACGTAGATCTCGATGATGACGCAGTAGCTGGCGAGTTCCAGGTACTAAGACTAGAGGTTGATAGCAATGGAACAGCCCGATGGTATATAGACGGAGACTTGAAGCAGACTGTAACAGGTGCTGTGTCAACAAGCACAGACCTTGCTGTACTGCTCATGGTTGAAGCCAAGGGAGCTGCTATAGAGGCTATGGACGTAGACTACGTTCTAATAGAGTCCAATAGAGACTGGACTGTATAAGTAATACTTTGACATAAGGAGGTCATCTAATGGCCGCAGGAAATACAACAACAGGAGCCTTGGCAGATAGCTTAGATACAATTGCGGCTGCTGCCAGGTCACGAAGACAATTTGACGGCGTAATGCCACAGTTGGTAGATAGAGTAGAACTCGATGCCAATACAGGGACATCTTGGAAGGAAGTTGTTCTCGCTAATCTCTCTGCTCAGGCAGTTACAGAGAATACAGTGTTGGACAATCCCCAACAGTACGATGACTCTGCGATAACCATCACACCAGAGATGGTGCAGATACAGACATTCATAACCGATAAGACTGGACGAAACCTAAGCAGCAAGGTTCTTGCTAAGATGGGTGCTATGCCAGGTGAGGCTATGATGAGGAAGAAAGATCAAGACGGTCTAACAGCCGCTGATGCTTCCACTCAACTTGGCGCTGCTGGTTCACCTGTACAAACAGGAGACGTTGCATCCGCTAGGTACAGAATCACATCTAATGCAACTGAGCCTGGGCCAATGCCAATATCTGGCGTGTTCCACGGATTCTGCATAAAAGATTTCTACGATGAACTCGTAGGAGGAACTGGAACATACCCAGTACCAGATGGGGCTACAGCTACTGTATTCCAGTCTGGATTCAATCTGCCAATTGCTAATGTATCAATCCACGAAGATGGCAACATTAGTATTGATAGCAGTAATGATGCAAAGAACTTCGTGTTCTCCAAGATGGCGTGGGTTCTGGTTGAAGGTATGACGATCAGGACGGAGACTCGACGTGAGCCTCACATCGGTGGTGGTGGAGATAGCCTCTTCTTAACCGATGAGTACGCTTACGGATTGCGCTCCAGTAACTGGACATTTGAAATAATAGGTGATGCAACAGCACCAGCTTAGGAGTCTATGTCTAGGTTAACTAGAGAAATAACAGAATCATCTGTTAGGCCAGCAGCAGAGGTTGTGAACTTTAACATGACCTCTGCTACGGCGTTGCATGAGGTAACCCGTGTTGTCGTGGACGATGAACTTTGCTTTAGTCTTACAGAATTAAACCTTCCCACACAAAGGGGGAGGGGGTTCAGTAGGTTTCAGTTGCTGCGTATTGTTAGATTAGATAGTTTGGTAACGGCGTATGTGCATTTAGGCCCAGCGTCTAAGTTTAAGCAGGGCCAGTTCTTTATACCAGGTGGGCAGGTAGTGGATGGTAAGGGAGAGGCGTGGCACACCGTTGCAGAGTTAATGGAAGTAGCTGACGAGTTGCGGGGTAAGCCCGCTCTTGCAGTTGAGCCATCTGATTTGCGAACCGCATTTCAGAATAAGGTTGAGGAAAAGAAGCGCCGACGTAAAAACCAATCTACGTTTGGCAGGGCAGCACAGTTAGTAAGGAGTCCGATATGACGACGGAAAACGCAACGCAGGAATCATGGGAAGAAGCAATTAACAGGGTGTCTGATAGTACTCCAGCCGCTATGCAGGAGGGTGAGGTACTTTCTACGTCTAATGATGAGTTCCCTACTAAGGTATCATCATTAAGGCACAAGGGTTATGTACCGTATTGGGATACAAGAACAGGTGGCTATAATGAAGGGCCTCAGTATTTAAAGTGGCAGATTGGCGAAATGAAGCGTCCTGATGGTAGTGCCATGTATACGTTTGTTGACCCGAAGATGCCCCCTGATTACGGCTTAGATTTGTATTGTCCGCTTAATTCTAATTCACCTGACTATGACAAGGTGAAGAACATGGGGTTTGCGGAGTGTTCTCGCAGGCACGTTCCCAACCAAAATGCCCTGGACTTACACGTCCAGAAATCACACAAAAGAGCTGCGTCTGCATTAGCACAGCTTAAGACAGATGCCATACGTGAAGAGGACAGGGACTTGCAGAGGCAGATGCTACAAAGCAACCAACAATTGATACAGTCTATGGCAAGTCAGATTGCACCACAGGCAGTCACAAAAGAGGACAATGAGGAGAAGCCTTTCTAGGGCTTTACAAATATAATATAAAAGTTGTATTGTCGGGCTAATAGGGTAAGATCCCTATTAAGTGAGTACTTTACACTGAGGAGGAATGGAAATGGCGAGTAGAAACCCAGGGCCAAAACATGTTGTTAAGCCTAGTGCTACAGCAGCAGATACTGCCAGTCGCAGTATAGGGCGAGACGTAACTCAGGTATCTGTGTTGGCAGTGACTAATGATGCGAATGACTTTATTACCCTTCCACCCTTGGTAAGCGTTCCAGAAGGTCACAGGATTACCATTCTGTGTACCGCAGGTGGCAACTTTGAGTTGCGTACCCCTGTTGGTAGTGCAGAAGAGATCAACAGTGAGGACTGTGACGGCACGAAGGAATATCTTTGTACCGATACACAGATAGTCTATGTCACTAAGATAAACAATACTATTGGATGGGAAGCTAATGCTTACACCGCTATTGGTGCGGTTGCAACTGCTGTAGTCCCTGACTAGTCGGTAAATAAATCTCATAAGAGAGGTGACATATGCCAGCAGCAAAAAGGGCTACAAAGCCAG